CAATTAGAATTTGAAATAGACGAACTAGGTCTTCGTCGTCCAGTAGAAGCTGATTTTGAATCAGGAATGGATGATCAGTTTAAATCAATGATGGAGCAGAATCTTGAAATTTCTGAGCAAATGCAAGATGGGGGTTTAGTTTCTTTTGAAGAAGTGCTAGAATACAACAATGGATGAAGACAATAATATTTTTGACGAAGATAATGTAGATCTTGCAAAGGATGGTTTAGAGCTTGCAAGAGAAAGAGAAAAAAACATTGTATCAAATGTAGGTAAATTTCTCGTAGACGCGGTAAATTTAGCATCTGAAGAATTAACAGTGCCTGTAGGAATTGCTACTGGATTATTTAATTTTGGATCATCTATCGTTAATGGTCCTCCAGTTCCAAATATCATGGATGTTAACAATTATGTTAAAGAACTAGCCAAAGCAGAATATGACGCTGGTCCCGCAGGACAATGGGGATGGTGGGGGACTGCAGGAGGAACAGGTATTGTTACAGGCGGAATTGTTTATGATAAAGCTTTAAATAAAATAAAAGCAGCTTATCCAAAGATATATGCTAATTTAGTAAAAGCCTTTCCTTACAGTGTAGGTCAAATACATGGAGCAACACTAGAGGCGTTAAAAAATACAAAAAACCTTGGTAGTGCTGTCCTTTCAGGTAAGAATCCTGCACAAAAAGCAGGAAAGATAGCAACAGATTTAATTAAAAGAATATATCCAGATGGTCCAACACGATTTAAAGTAGGAGCTAATGCCGCTAGAATAGTGGGCACTGGTGCTGGCGTTGGAATGATTGCTAATTTATTAATGACTAAGCCAACAGGGGGTGAAGGATTAACGGCCGATAACCCTAGTGAACGGTTAAAATCATATACTGCTTTTTTACTGTCTCAAAAGTATGGCACAGAAATAAATTCAAATGATCTTCTTTACAATATGCAAGATAGTACTGTTGAATTTAATAATCCAGAATTAGTCGCTGAAATAGAAAAGAAAACAGGTGAGTTTCCTGATCCTCTTGATACAGCTCAAACTGAGTATTTGTTAGAAAGTTTAGGTTTAATAAATGAACCTATGACTGATGAAGAATCAATGGAACGAACAAGAAAAATAAACGAAGAAACTGCTGCTGAAAAAGAACGTTATGAGAGATTACCTTTTAATAGAAAAGTAGGAGAGTATCTCAGTGACCTTGGTGATTTTGCAAAAGACACAAAAATAGCTAAGGCACCAGGAGCAGCTATGGATTTTTTAACTAACAATAGATTAAGTCAATCAATCGCATCAGCTTTTGTTGATGCAAAGACAGAAGAAGAACCTTATGATATGGTTACAATGACTCCTGAATATATAGCAGAGGATGCAAAAGACAAAGCAGCGAATGAACAGTATATGATAGATAAACAATTTGGATTAATTAACCAAGCACCTTTTGTAGATAATGCTTTAGACATAAATTTAAATGTAGGAGATAAGATTCCTGCTGATATGCGTGTAGATAATTTAGCCATGGGCGGTGAGCCAGGACTCGCGACTAATATATTTGAAGAAAGCGATGTGGTAACAGATGGCCCTGAACAAATACAGTTAGCAGGTCTTGTTGGTAAAGCACCTCTATGGGCAGTAGGTAATGTTGATAAGTTAAAAATTCTTGATCAACCTTCACTAACAAAAAATGAAAAAAAGATTTTAGAAGATATTAAAAACAAGTTAGGCACCGAAGAAGAAGTAACACAAAAAATACAAGAGGATCTTGATTTTTTAGATACACCATCAGGTGAAACAACTGTAGGCACTGTTAAAACAAAAAAGACAATCATTGATTCACCAGAAACAAGTGAATCAGCATTTTACTCGGGCCTCGAAGCACGGCTCATGGACCCCAACACACCAAAGACATTTAACAGTGTAGAAGACTTTTATAAATTTTTACAGAGCAAACAAATTTCTAAAAAAGAAATAGAGGATAATATCCTCGATAACTATCTAGCTATTGCTACAAAAAACAAAACACCTTTAAGAAAAGAAGATATGCTGAAGATTGTGCGTCAAGCACCAATGCGTAAAGTAGATTCTATTGTCTATGGAAATGCAAATTATGGTGGTGAAAAGAATGCTATTTATACCAGTTATAAAGAGAGTGGAGAGATACCAGGAAGTTATAGGGAATCTGTATTATATCTTGATCCAAAGTATATTCCACAAGATCCTGACAGTTTACCTCGATCGTCTCATGACTTTACGGAGAAGTACGTGATCGGTTGGTCGCGGAAAACGGACCGTAATGCAACATTACCTGTTGAGAAAACAGCGCAAGGAATCGCAGCAACTGTTGATCCTGCTATGATTAGAACACTAAAACGTAATCAGAAAAAATTACAAAATCAATTAATAGGATTAGAAGCGTCTGCGGTAAGAAGATTAGAGCGAGATGGTTTGATAGAATTAGATGATATTGATAATTTAACACGAGAAGAAATGAGAAACGTGTTGAATGAAACCGATAACATGGCAAGACTACGAAGTATTGATGAGCCGTTAGAACAACAGATTTTACAATTTAGAATGAAGCTTGATAGTGACGCTGCCAAGTTACAAAAAATGGAAGCTGCAACAAAAGGACAAAAAACTATTGTAACGTTTGCTGATGAGATACAATCGGATATTTTACAACAAGCAAAAGAACTAGAAAATGAGTTACGTCAGCAGTTAGGTTCTATTCTTGATTTACCCGTAGAGAGAAGAGCAGGAGCTCTTGCTGCAGAACGTACACGATATTCAGGTAGCGCAAGAAATGTAGAGCCTGAAGTATTAGATTTTTATACAAAGAATGAAACTATCTTTAGACCTATGTTTAACACAGCAGAAGAGATGCAGAGCTTTGTTGATGAGTTTCAAAAAAATAAAGTAGCAATTGATGTCGTAGCAAAAGGTGGACCTGCACCAAGTGATGAAGCTATTAAAGCAATGAACATTGCAATTAAAAAAGAACAAAAAATGTTGGAAGAATTAAATATTGGATTGAGTGAAGGTGCGATGAAACAATTATTTCCGAACGTACCATTTAAGAATAGAGAAGAATGGGGTGATATATTAGTTAAAAGAGATTTAACAGAGGCGGCTCAACGATTGTTCATAGACAAGGTAGATGGTGCAGCGCAGTGGTATGCTGTATCTCCTGCTGATCTAATAAAAAAACGTTATGCGAGCGCTGGTCTAGATAAAGGAGGCACAAATACTTCTTTAGCGGAAAGACAGGCAGCAAAAGAACGAGGTGAAAAATTAAAAGGTATCGGCGTTGAAGAGTTTTACGGAGGACCAGATAGTGTTGATACCAAAGGCAAACACTATACGTCAAGTTTAGAAAAGTCACTAAAACGTGCGGCTAAAGAAAATAACTCTGAGTTTAAGATTATTGAGGTTGACGGTGTGGGTAAAGTTTTCGCTATTAAATTAACACCAGAGATGTTACTACCACATAAAACTCATAGAAAAGATGGAGGAATGGTGTATACTCCAGAATTAATTGATATATTTGAGGCAGCATAATGGCAGTAGAAAAACCAATAGGATTTATACCAGAACAAGAACAAGCTATCGAACAAATGGTAGAGGTAGATGGTAGTGCTTTTGCTGATGATTTAGCACCTAATGTAGAAATGATGGAAGATGGTTCTGCTCTGATTGGTGAGCAGGAACAAGTTATTACTTCTTCTTTTGACATGAACATTGCAGAAGTTTTAGATGATGATACTCTTAACCTTATATCTAGTGAATTACGTCAAGCATTTGAAGACGACAAAGCATCAAGAAAAGACTGGGAAGAAACATACAAAAAAGGATTAGATCTTCTTGGATTTAAATACACAGAAAGATCACAACCTTTCCAAGGTGCGAGTTCTGTGACACATCCTATGTTGTCCGAAGCAATTACACAATTTCAAGCACAAGCGTATAAAGAATTATTACCAAGTGGTGGTCCTGTAAACACACAAATATTAGGAAACACTTCAATACAAAAAGAAGAACAAGCTCAACGTATCAAAGATTTCATGAACTATCAGATTACGTATGAGATGGAAGAATACGATCCCGATATGGATTCATTATTATTTTATTTACCACTATCAGGTTCTGCTTTTAAAAAAGTTTACTACGATGATGGACTAGGAAGAGCAGTATCTAAATTTGTACCAAGTGATGATTTGTATGTGCCTTATCAAACAACAGACTTTCCTTCTTGCGAAAGAGTAACACACGTTATTAGAAGAACAAAAAATGATATAACAAAAATGCAAGTAGCTGGGATGTACAGAGATGTAGATCTATCTGTTCTTAATAATGAAACAGAACTGCAAGAAAAAGAAGCAACTCTATCTGGTATTAAAAAAAGTTATCATGACGAGGACTATCAATTATTAGAGATGCATGTAGATTTAAATATTGAAGGTATTGATAGTGAAGATGGAATTAAAGTTCCTTACATCGTAACAATTGATGAAGGCTCATCAAATGTTTTATCCATATATAGAAATTATGATGAACAAGATGGAAGACAGAAAAAACGTCAATATTTTGTTCACTATAAATTTTTACCTGGTTTTAGTTTTTATGGCTTTGGTCTTATTCACATGCTTGGTGGTTTATCAAGAACAGCAACTGCTGCTCTTAGACAACTATTAGATGCAGGAACATTATC